TCAATCATTGGTCGAAATAATGTCTGCTAGTGTGTGCAATGTGTTGGAGGTGATGTTGCGAACTCCTGGTGAGAGCATACACGCAACAATCAGAATCAGGGCAATCGTTTTCACTTTCGATGGACTCCTAAATGTTAGTCTCCGTGCCATCAATCAAAGCGGGATGATACATCAGGACCAGGATTCTCAAGATGTGCAACACTTTTTGCAACACCTTCAGCAGTTAGTGCAAACTGAACTTTCCGACCTTCATAATAGATGTCGAAGACAGATTGCACATAAGGTGTCAGATTGCCTTGATCATCCCATGCGTTGCGTGTATGTGAAGTCTCAACGATTTGATAGACTTTAGAGGTGAGAGGTGAAGTGTAGGTGTTAGTCATACTATAGGTCCACTTTGCAGCTAAGTAACTTTAATTCGGTCTACTCTGGTGAAAGTGTATAGTCAATCTTATAGATGCACCAACCAATTTCATCACTAATCATATCTACAATTTCTTCTTCATCATCAACAATCCACTCACTATCAAGTACGGATTGAATCAAACCTTGTTGATAGTTGGTGTCTGGAGGACAATCACAAACATCATCAGTGAAATCAATTTCGATTGAATTAACTTTAACTTTCATAATCAGTCAACAACAGAGTAACAAGCAACCCAAGAAGGAACACCCGATAATGCTAACGAACTGTTGCGATCATCAGCATAATCTTGTGCGTCATCTTCAGAGTAGAAAGGTCCAATATACTCGGGAGAGTTGAGTGCATTGGAATCGAATCGGACGGTGAAAGTGTTAGTCATACTATAGGTCCACTTTAGAGCTAAGTAACTTTAATTCACAGACCGTTGATGAAGTCTGCGAGTGCTTCTTTGTACTCAGTTTCAGTAGCAAACGTGCGACCGTGAATGGTACGAGGGTAGGTGACTTTAGTATCACCAACTGCAGCAACATTGCGGCAGTCTTGCTCATCGTAACCCATTTCGATGAGGTTTTGAACGTAGGGATTGTTGTTTGTCATACTATAGGTCCACTTTGGAGCTAAGTAACTTTAATTAGCGGAATGTTCCATTGACACCGATAATTTTTGCGGTAGGATTTCGTGCTTGTCCTGTCTCGCGGGCATCTTTAGGAGAGTTTGCATATACTTCCTCCTTGATAATCTTGCCGCCAACATAGAACTTAACTTCGTACTTCATTTGCGGAGAAAGTGTTGAATAAGAAGAACTTGTGCTGCTCCTAAAGAGTAAGCAAGCAGAACTAAGATTCCAGTAATCATAATCAGTTAGCGTAAAGTGGGAGTTTCTTGCGGAGACGGATTGCGTCATCAATCATCTCTCCAACCTGTTCGTAAATGTAGTCAGAACCGCCTACATCAGCGAGCACATCTTGAGTGAAGAGAGAAGAGAAATACACCTCTTGATCGTCTTCATCATTCTCAAACACATCATGTTGAGTGAATACAAACGCAGCACAGGGAGCGTTCTCACCTTGACTCTCAATCATTGAGTTGATAGAGTCACGAAGTTCGGAAAGTGTGCGGAACATAATCAGTTTTTGTTGAGTGTAAAGTGAAAAGAATCAGGCAGGAAGTGTGCAGAAAGTGCCACACCAACCGCGAACCCAGTTTAGAGTTTCGGTATAAGATGTGCGAGGGTTGGACATCTCCATCGTCTTACCATTGCGGGGATTATGTGCAACGGCAACGTAGGAATAACCTTTATTCTCATCACCAGACTGCTCAATCCACATTTGGTTGACTTTACCTTCCTTCCAATCTGTGTGGTAGGAGTAGATTTCGGAAACGATGTTAGTGTTGTTCATACTATAGGTCCACTTTGGAGCTAAGTAATTTTAATCACCCCCAATTCTTGGCGATGGTAAAGTTTGCATGAGAGAATGTTTCACGGTCAACGATTTTGTAAGTGCCAAACTTGTTGCGAATGACGTAACCTTCATGGAAACTCATTTCATCACCAATGAAACACTCAATCTCATCCAGTTCGTGGATGAAAAGGAACAAATCATCCTTGATAGACTTCACCAACTTCCACAAAGAGATGAGATACTTGTCACAATCACATTTTTCTGCAATTTCATTTTCATCCACGACCTTTTGCTCACGGATAAAGTTGTTAATCTCTTTTTTGATTTGTGATGCTTTCTTATCGCTCACAAACTCACACAAAGTGCTCATTTGCTTGGCAAACTTACACACATCTTCCAAATCCTCACGGAAAGGGTTAAGTTCTACGTCAGGTTGAACGAACAAGCAATGCTTAGTGCTGATGAGTTTTCTAGTCAGAGGAGCAGCAGAAACCTCACGCAGGTCATTACCTCCACTGTAGATTGTGTGTGGGGCAATGATAATGTCCTGGGTGATTACCTGCGGGAAAACATAGGTAATCGTGTTGGGGCAATAAGTATCAGAACCACCAAAACCCAGAAAATCGCCTTGAATGATAGACTTTGTGCGAGGAAGACAATCAAAAGCAGCATGAAGAATGTCTGCAACTTTGCCCTCATGGTTCGCATCAATTTCTTCATGTGAATGATTGATTTTGATTTTTACTTTGTTGAAGACACTTTTGGTCCCTACAAAGAACTTACCATTCTGAGGATTTGTGCCCCACACAATAGCTGGACTTCCATCCATCTTCACACTGATGGTAGATTCCACTTCAGAGAACCAATCAAGAACCGACAGATTGCCAGTCAAAATCTCATCTTCTGGGTGGTTCAAGTGCTTGTTTTGCATTGGTTTGGTCTTCATACTACAGGTCCACTTTGGAGCTAAGTAACTTTAATTGCCATACAAAAAAAGGACTCATTGAGTCCTTAGTGCCACCTTAGTTAGTGGCATACTTAGCACTGATTTGCTGATACTTTTCATTTAGAAAATCCAGTGCGTTTTTCACATAAGGAGCAACAGTTTGAGTGAAGTTCCTTACATCTTCCACCAGTTTGTTGACTTCATACTGATGAATTTCCCAGCGAACTTTAATGTCTTGGATATATTGCTGGCGAGTGATGAGAACTTGAGGAACTTTCACATCATCAGCAACAACATTAACGGTTTGCTTACGGGTGCGGGTCATGCGGACCGTGTGAACTACACTACAGGTCCACTTTGGAGCTAAGTAACTTTAATCCACAGGAAGCTTTGCCTGCGATTTACCTTTCTTATGGTCATCAATGAACTTCCTTGCTGATGCTTCGGTCCTACACACTTTGAGTTGCTCTCCGTTGTGAATAATCATCAGTTGATTACCATAGGGCACGGCTGCATAGTTACCTTTGCCGACAATAAATCCTTCTTTCATTACACTTTTGAAAAAATCGTTAATTTGATTGCGGTGGATGACCCATAGGGTCTGTGACGTAGAATTGCAGAAAAATCAGGTTTTGACCCCTGATGGATACAGGGGTCTCAGTGAGACTCACCTGCGATAGACTATGGTGATGGTGTCGTCGTCTTTACTGATTCTTTCTAAATTGTATCCTTTCAAGAGTTGTGCATTATCATGATTTGTTCTAGTTTTTATACGATGACATTCTTTACACAGTAACTGACATTTTTCAACTTCTGGGAGTATTCTAGACAAATCCCAATCAATTATTTTTCCGATGGTATACAGTTTATCTGCTCTGTTTATGTGGTCAAATTGCAAATCTTCGGTCACGCCACATCCTATACATTTTCCACCCAAATGTTCAACAAGTTGTTGTCTTTTTTTTCGGCGTAGTTCTCTGAGTTTTTCTGTTTTATGTTTTCTATTTTGTTTTGCCCATTCGCTGTTTCTTTCAAGTTTTGCTTTTTTGTAAGATTCATCAGTTTGGTATTTGTTTCGGTGCCAATCTGCACCAGTATTCTTCTTATCCATAGAAATGACCCAACTAACTTATTTATACAGTTGAGTCTTTAATCACCTCCTGACGACAGAATCAAGCAGTTCTCCCTTTTCAAAGACTGTATCTACAACTCGTTGAAGTGCCTTTTCAGTTGCAATACCTACTTTTGAATAAACGGGCACTACACAGAGACCAAAGACCTTCTCTTTACCACCCAAACGAAGAACTCTTCCAACTGTTTGTGTGAGTTCGATTACATCCATATTGCGAAGAAAGACCACTGCCTCTAGTTCACTGACGTTAATTCCCTCTGAAAGTATACTCCGGTGGAGGCAAACAAACTTCTTGTTAGGGTCACGACCCCAAGCATTGAGAGTATCAAAGAATACCTCACGGTTCACCTTCTGACCATCAATAATTGCCCCAGTCTTTGCGGTAATGTAGAGGTAAGAATAACCGCGCTGATGTAGTTGAGCAGCACAGTCTGTTTGAGACATCAGGTTGATAAGCTGCTTTGCAGACTTAACACAGACCAAGATTTTCTTACAATCAATGTCTTCCAAGGTCTCCATCAGATTGCTACTATCACACTCCGCAGTCACCTGATTTGCGGCAAGAACATCGAACTTCTTTGCTACAATCTTAGGAGCAATGATGTAACCACCATCAACAAGTTCAGGTGCAGAAACGCGACAGATGATGTTACCATACACATCAACATCGTTCATTCCAGGTTTAGAAGGAGTGAGCGATGTTTTCCTAGTTGCAGTAAAGAAGTAGCAGCGTCGTGCCTCAGCAGCAAAGTGCTCAGTTGCAGGGAAGAAGTTACGCTTCACCGAATTATGTGCTTCGTCAAAGTAAATCGTGTCCACATCAATCTCAGCATCAACAAGACGCTGAAGAGAGTTGTAGGTGGTTACAATCAGTTTGTGATTGTCGGCATTAGCATCAACCCAGTTGCGAATCTCACGGGGACGAGTAGAAGACTCGTGGTGAGTCTCCCCCGAGTGGATGTGAAATACTGCAGCGTTGGTGATAAACTCTAGGAACTCAGAAGACAGTTGTTCTGCAAGCAAAATGCGAGGAGCAACAACAACAATGGTCTGTGGAGTTTCTGACTGAAACTCACGCACAGCATCCATAATCATATTCAGGGTCTTTCCGCCTCCCGTAGGATAAATCAGTTGCCCCTTGTTGTGCTGTTGCATAGCAGCATCGCCGCGTTCTTGGTGAGGACGTGGTTTGATTTGCATAATGTTGTCGGTCATACTATAGGGTCACTTTGGAGCTAAGTAACTTTAATTGCTCTTCTCTTGGTATTGCTTCAGTCGCACAATTACATCCCACATTGTAGCACGACTGTATCCAGTTGCATACTCTGGTCTCTTCTCAGTTTCATCGGAAGAGTAATCAACTCCAGCACAAACATCATAACCTTGTTGAAGAGAGTTAATGATACTATCCAGCACAAAATCAGGGATTTGAATGTAATTCATGGTTCTCAGTGGTTTGGTATCTAAAGACAAGAAGAATGGTGTTAGAGGCGCTTGTAGAGCGTGTTGATGAGGTTTAATCAACCGCCAAACATGTCGTCAAATAAGTTATTCATCTCGCTCAATTCATTCTGGCGGTCAATCATATTCCGCATTTGAATAAGTTGGTCTTGTTCCAACTTAAGTTTCATAAGTTGGTCGCCAAGATGATGAAGTTTGTTGTTAATTTCCACTCGGTCCAAACCATTAACAGTGGTAACCATGTGTTCCATACCGTTAATGATTTGGGGTTTTTCGGAAACTTTCATAATGTTGTCGGTCATACTATAGGTCCAGTTTGGAGCTAAGTAACTTTAATTAGAATCAAAGAAAGATAATACACTTTCCGACTGAGAGTTTATCCTCTCAACAGTCAAATCATAGTATTCTTTATTCATTTCCACACCAATAAAGTTTCTACCAATTTTTTTTGACGCCACACCAACTGAACCGCCGCCCATACATGGGTCAAATACAACATCTCCTGGATTTGAACTTGCTTCAATCAATCTTTCCATCAACTTAACTGGTTTTGGTGTTGGGTGATTTTTATATCTTTCTGTCGCACATTTCCAGACAGCAGACTTACAATGCTCGTTAAATGTTGCGCCCGATTTCTTTGCAAAGACACAATTTTCTATGCTAGACAACCAAATGTGTTGCCCATTCATAGGGGAAGGGTTAGTTTTTTCCCATATACAGTGCCTAACAGATAATCCATGTTCTATTAAACGGTTGCGGATGTGTGACACTTGAACAGAGCCGCAGAAAATATAAATGCTACCAGAAGTTACACGAACAACCTCATCAATAAAATCATCCAAAGGAAATGTGATTATATCGGCATGACTTTTATCCAAGTTTCTCAATCCACCACTCTTACGATTTACTTCATCATAAGGAATATCTGTAAGAGTAAGAGAAATACTCCCATCAGCAAGTGACGGGAGCACGTTCATACAATCATCGTTGTATAATTTTACATTAACCATAACTGAATATAATCGTAGATGGACATACTTTAATTAGGCGACTCCAATCAATAGGAACACTAATTGTAGTCCATCCTTTGTTTTTTGCATACTTCCTATTCTGCATTGGAAATTTATTTTTCTCAAATCCTTCTTTCAGTTCTTTTCTCAGTACAAGAGCAGATTTTTGGTAATGAGGGAGAAAATAAAGAATTGCATCGTTGATTTTATGATTGCACAATGCCCATCCAGGAACGGGCATTTTATATGAATAAGGACCAAAATCTTGACTTACAATTTCTGCAAGAAAGTCATCATATGAAAGATTTTTATCCCTAAACTTGTAGTCAAGAGTGAATCCTTTTTTCTTCACTGTTCTTGTCTTAAAGTCAACTAAATTAAAGGTTGCATCAACTCCTGCTTTATTTTTGAATTGAGAGACATTATCTTTACCATAATTATCTTCAAAAGAATCAAAATCTATAGACAAACCAAAACGATTTTCAAATTCGACATTAAGTTGATGAACTGCTGCCAAGTGGTCTCCACTTTCAATAATACTTTTTTCTTTTTCAAGAGATTTGTGAAAATCGTGAAGTGTATGGTTTTTGAGATATGGAAAATTTGTGGAATAAGAATTTTGTTTCACTTTAGTCAATGATTTAGAATTGATGTGGTTATACTATAGGTCCAGTTTGGAGCTAAGTAACTTTCAGACGCCCGATTTTACAGTGGAGTGTGCTAAACCAAGTAGTTGAGTTTTTTCTTTTCCTTTAGGGGGACGACCATTCTTTTCAGTAAAATCTTTAATCAACTCTGCCTTTCTTGCTTTTAGTTTCTCAGCTTTCTCTTTTTGTCTTGCCTTAGCTCTTTCACTTGGCGTCATACCAGCACCAGTTTCAGTTTTCCACTGTCTGTTTGTGCGTGTTGCTGGTTTCTCTTCTGCTTTCTTTGTTGAAAGGAGTTTAGATGCTTGCTTTGATAAGTCTTTGGGTTTTGCTTTTGGTTTTTCTGTGGTTGCTGCAGAACCACCTTTCTTAGCTGCTGCTCTTGCTTGTGCTGCTCTTCTTCTTTCTTCTTTTGCTGCTGCTAGTTGTCTCTCTCTAGCAGAACCTCTCTCTTGTTCGGGCTGCTGTTGTCTCGTGGAGGAATCACGTTGACTTCCAATATCTTTGCGGGGTTTGTATGGACCTACGGGTTCCATCTTACCACCACCTACAGCTTTCATTCTGCGTATTTCGGCAGGAGTCTTCTTACGTTCTGGGCGAACTCTACCGCCTGCTTGTGCAGTCTTAATTGTAGCAGCGAATCCAAGTCTCTTTGACTTGTCTTCAACTTCCTCACAAATAGACATGAACTGCTGAAAACTTCTCATCTGTATTGACTATAAACCCTTTCAGGTATTTAGTCAATAGAAAGGGTCCAGCCTCTCAACTGGACCCAACCTCACTAATTATCTTCTTTCAGTTTATCCATTGCAGATTTGCTGATGGTGCAAACTCTCCCCTCTTCATAATGTTGCTTAACACGTTCACGGCGAGTAGCAATCAGAAGGTCATATTCTTCTGCTTGGGTGGGAGTAAACTTAAAATCTT